GCCTGATGATATGGAAGGTGTTATTCCACTCTACACCCATCCAGCAAAGACACTAACAGATGAGGAAATATGGGAAGTTATTAACCGAACTGCTTGGGTGGGAACAGAAGAAGAAATTAAATTCAAGATTGCAGAAGCAATACTAAGAAAGGCACAAGATAATGAATGGTAACGATTTAACAATCAACCGAGATATGAGCCAATACACAATCTTGAAATCTCCTGAGCCTATTGGATGGTGGCAGATTACACCTACCGTAGAAGGCGGTTGGTCAACAAGATTTGCGGTATATGCGCCATTAAACCCAACTCACATTAAAAACACAGAAGAATTGCTTGGTTGGAAATGGATTGATGGAAAGGCACAAGAGAAATGAACTATGAACAACTTGTATTAGATGCCGTTGAGCGTGGTAAGGCATTAGGATATGCAGAGGGAATGAGGGCTAGTAAAGAAAAGACACTAACAGATGAAGAAATAATTGAAATTTGGAGTGGCATGGAAACTGACACAGGTGAACAAAACATTATTTTTGCTAGAGCAATACTAAGAAAGGCACAAGAGAAATGAAAGCCAAGGAAATTGAATTGAAACTTACTTGCCAAATAGCTACCTACAACCAGCAAGAAATACTGAAGTTGCGTGACAAGTTGTATGAAGCCTTTGAAAACTGCACCCATAACATAGTTGATAGGGAAGGTTTAGTAGGTAATCTACAACTTGAACTGTCTGGCGAACACTAAGAAAGGCACAAGAGAAATGCACCAAATAACTTGTAAGAATTGCAATAAAGACTTTGATGGAATCATGGGTGCTTGTGGTGGAAGTAATACTTGCACAATCTATAGATGCACCCATTGTCATCATGAGGAAATTGTTGAGCGAGAACCTATTGATTGGTCAAAAGCATTGATTGAAAAGGCACAAGAGAAATGAATAAACTGTTTGATTGGTGGTTTAGTGGTCGTTGTTTACGGCATCCAATGGTAGTAGCCATTGTGTTTTATACGATTGGTTATTTTGTTGGTAAAAGTTAAGAAAGGCACAAGAGAAATGAATGCAGAACATTGGAAAAAACAAGCTGAAATATACAAAGAAAATCTTTTGGAAGCAAAAAGACTGTTTGACTTAAAGTTTACATTAACGGATGAAGAAATAAGTCAGGTATACAAAGAAGTCAGTGCGCCATTTGGTGAAAAAAGATTATACGAAATCCATGATTTTGCTAGAGCAATACTAAGAAAGGCACAAGATAAATGATAACTACAAACGAAGGAAACGATGATGCAAATCATAGAGAACAAAGCTCTAGTATTCAGGACTAGAGACCCCGATAAGTACAGTATCATACCCCGCAGTAAAGTAGTTGGTGAGCAAAACGGTGTGTATGAAATGGCAGTATTTTGGGGTTTAGATGAAACAAGAGTATTGCGAAATTTAGGTGTTAAAGATATAACTTCGCCCATTACGGCTAGGTATGACTGGCCTGGGAGACACAAACCATTTGCTCATCAGATTGAAACCGCATCATTCTTAACCTTGAACCCAAAGGCATTTGTATTTAATGACCCAGGGACTGGTAAGACACTAAGCGCTTTATGGGCAGCAGACTACTTGATGAGACTTAAAAAGGTTAGACGCTGTTTAATTCTGTGCCCGCTATCAATCATGCACGACGCTTGGATGAGTGGTATATCTAACAGCATAATCAACCGATCTGCAATTGTGGCGCACCATGCTCAAGCTAGTCGGCGTATCGAAATGGTTCAAGGCGATTACGAGTTTGTTATTGTTAACTATGATGGATTAAACTTAATTGCCGACGAGGTTGCGATAGATGGGCGGTTTGATCTGATCATAGTAGATGAAGCAAACGCTTATAAAAACGCTGGCACTAAGCGTTGGAAGTCGCTTAACAAAATTGTGCGGCATGATTCCATGTTGTGGATGATGACTGGTACGCCTTCTGCACAATCACCAATGGATGCGTATGGTTTGGCTAAGCTTGTTAACCCAACCAATGTACCTAAGTTTGCTACTGCATGGCGTGACAAAGTTATGAAGAAGCTTACCCAATTCAAATGGGTTCCTAAAAGTGGCGCGGCTGAGGCGGTGTTCAATGCTTTGCAACCAGCCATTAGATTTACTAAAGAAGAGTGTACTGACTTACCACCGGTACTTACTGAGACACGGGAGATACCACTTACCCCACAGCAAGTCAAGTACTATAAGTTGCTTAAAGAACGCATGGTCATGCAAGCATCAGGGGAAACCATTACTGCGGTTAACGCCGCAGCTGGCGTATCAAAGCTCCTACAAATATCCGCTGGCGCTGCTTACACAGATGCCCATGAGGTTGTAGAATTTGATTGCGCGCCCCGCTTAAATGTTCTTCTAGAAGTGTTGGAAGAAACCAACAGAAAGGTGATTGTCTTTGCACCATTTAGGCACAGTATTGAAACCATCCACCAGCACTTACTTAAGCACAACATAGGTGCGGAGGTTATCCACGGGGACGTATCAGTTAACAAGCGTACAGATATATTTAAACGCTTTCAGACTGAGCCTAACCCCCGTATTTTAGTTATCCAGCCTCAGTCAGCATCGCATGGAGTAACGCTTACAGCGGCGGATACAGTAGTGTTTTACGGCCCCGTTATGTCTGTAGAAACCTACCTACAATGTATTGCACGAGCAGATCGTATTGGTCAGACTGGTACAAATGTAACTGTGATACACTTACAAGGTAGTGACATAGAAAAACGGATGTTTGCGCAATTAGAAAAGCGCGTTGAAGGGCACGACATTCTTCTCAACCTATATAAAGAGGAGATTGGCGAAATTTAAAAACCCACTATTGGGTTGTACAGTTGCCCGCATTGATGTATAATTGTTGACAAAGGAGGAAGTATGTCAGACGAAGTCATTCCGCTAGATAAACTAGCAAAGGTATATCGCAAGATATACGCAAGAACCAACGAGCTTACGACAGAGTACGAGTCCAAGCTTGAAGAACTGAAAGCACAACAGGAAGAAATTAAGAACGCCATGAAAGATCAAATGGTGGCGCTCGGTCTTCAATCTGTAAAAACAGATGAAGGCACAATCATCCTGTCACAAAAAACACGCTATTACACAGACGACTGGGATTCGTTCAAGACGTTTGCAATTGAGCATGATGCGCTGGACTTATTTGAAAAGCGAATTGCGCAAAAGAATATGGCGATGTTCTTGGAGGAAAATCCAGGGCTTGTCCCATTCGGGTTAAACTCCATGTCCGAAGTATCAGTATCAGTCCGCAAACCAACCAAATAAGGAGAAGTAAATGAATGTAGAACAAATCAAACAGGATCTGGGCACAAAAGAAATGCCTGATAATCTTGTCTACTTAATCGACGCAGTTAGAAATATATTTGCCGCGTCTAACGCAAGCTATGCTGACGGTATAAATGTCATGATTGCATTGTTAGCTGAAATAGGCGACAACTTAGAAGGGGGAAACGCCCGCAATGATTTTAAAAATATGCTTATGGCTGCTTATGAACTTCAAGTTGAGCACTTAGTTAGCCAAACAAACAAAACACTTAACTAAGGAGAAACAAATGGACGCAGCACAACAACAAGCCGTAGACCAAGCAGCGCGCAATATTATGCTTGAATTAAATCTACGCCAACAAGCTCTAGAACGCGCAGTGCAAACTGTGTACGAATCAGATGCTTATGAAGTTACAAAAGTGGCTGAAGTATATTTAGAATTTTTACAAACCGGTGCGGCAGTAGCCAAGCCAACTGAAACAGGAGCAGTAACAAATGAGTAAAGAACTCACAACATTTAACCCCGCCAAACTACCAGCGTTTGCTAAGTCGGTAGAGCTTTCTGATCTTGCTAAAAGTTTAGCTGGTGGTGGCGGTAATAATTTTGGCAAACGTATTTCTGTTAAAGGCGGTGTATTCCGTTTGTTAGCGGGTAGCGAAGAAGTGGCATCAATTGATGATCGCCATTTGGATGTAGTTATTGTTCAAGCCGCGCCAAAGATCAGCCGTACATTTTATTCCGGTACTTATGAAGAGGGTGCAAGCAAAGCTCCTGACTGCTGGTCAGCCGACGGTGAAAAACCTGATGCTTCCGCTAAAGAGCCCCAAGCAAGTAACTGCGCTTCATGCCCACAGAATGCTAAAGGCTCAGGTCAAGGCGATTCCCGTGCTTGCCGTTTTAGCCAGCGTCTGGCAGTTGTATTAGCTAACGATGTAGGCGGAGACATTATGCAGTTAACCCTTTCTGCTACATCTATCTTCGGTAAAGAAGAAGGCGACAAGCGCCCATTGCAGGCGTACGCTAGATTCTTAGCTGCCCAAAGTATTAGCCCTGAGACTGTTGTTACTCGGTTGCGTTTTGATACTAAAGCGGCTGTGCCCAAGTTATTCTTCCAGCCAATGCGTTGGTTAGAGCAAGAAGAGTTTGATATCGTTAAGGAAAAAAGCGAGTCAACAGAGGCTAAGCAAGCCGTAACAAT